TTCCCCATAAATCCTAGTTCATAAGGTGGGTCAGTAATAATACTGTCTATTGAGTTTTCTGGTAGAGTCTTGAGAATATCAAGACAGTCTCATCTATATAGTTTATTTAGTTCCATAGTGTTATTATAGTTAGAATTAAAGTGTGTCTATTGCTGTGTCTATATTCTTAGATAGATTTGAAGGTGCTATGGGTGGGAAGTGGGGATACTTCTTATCTAAGGAATACAAGCTCTTAGAATATCTAGTAGCGTTATCTTCGCTCTCTATGTAATGAGAGGTACTGTGCGAGTTCTCTTGTTAAGGAGATTTGTCTGGGCGTAGAGGAGTCCTCTTTCGAGTGTTCTTGCGGTAGTGGCAGACATATATAGGTTCTGGCTTGCACCTACTGGTTCTACATTCTTGAGATGAGTTCTCAGGGCATAGAGCATACCTTAGTGGGGGGAGGATATTCCTCACAGCTTATCCTAGCTAAATTTGTGTAAGGTATTAGGAACACGCTAGGGGCTATACTTGTATACGAAAAAACCCTTGACGCCCTTCTCGTTAGAGAGTGATGACTAGGGTTTTCGGGGTTTCTTCGTTATGTCTTTTGCTCACAGTCATCACAAAGTGAGTAAAGATACAGAGACATTATACTCCTATCTGAATAATTTCAAGAGGAAATAAAAAAATCCCCTTGTTTAGAGGGGATAGTTTGATTTTGATGGGCGGTAGTGCTACCGACCGAGAGTATTATATCTAGGATAGAAACTATTGCAAGCGAAAGAAATATGACTCTGTTATCTCTTTGTTATGAAGAACAGAGAGACAGTTAGAGACATTCGTACTCCATACGCCTTTACTTGTGGCATAGCACTTCTTAGGTGCTGGTGCGTTTTCACAACCTGTCATACTCATACGTTGTCTACCTTCTCCTGATAGTTCTCAGAGCTGTTTATTTCAGCATAGATATTTATTGTTGAGAACACGGAAGATAGCTTCGATACCTTTGTCCATAGAGTCATAGTGTACTACTTGTCATCGGTCATTATTCCCCACGTTCCCTATATTGTTAGTAGACTTGAGAGCCTTTCCAAGATGAGAATCAGCCCAAGCGATACAGATAGGTAAGGCGTAGTCTACTTTATATTTTTCTCCTAGTCTTATCCAAGTCGGAAGAGTATAACCTAATGATGCTTTTTCTAGCCATTCTTTTGCCCTCTGGTCAGTTGTTAGACCTGTAATGGTAGGTATTGGCTTTCTAGAACCTCCAAGACCAACACGGATAGTATATTTAGGTCATCGTAATACTTCGTGTTTTACCTCTGCTACTACTACTTGTTTTTCGGTTAGTTCTCATTTTCTGATTAGTTCTATTACTTTGTCAGAGTCTTCTGGTGCCATACCTTCTGTTCGTAGAGCTGTAACAAGTATTGCTAGAGCAATTATAGAAGAGGTTAATATGATGAATCAGGCTTTAATATGTTTTTCCATAGGATTAGTTAGAAGATAAAACTTTACAAAGTATTTCATATTCGCAACAATTTGTATAACAATCTATGTTATTAAATGAGTCAGTTGCAGATATTCACTCTAATCTTATATTTCTTTGCAATACTTCTAAAACAAGAGGATAAATATTTATTATATCTCATTTTTGTGGTAACTCATCGAAATACATGAGTCTTGTTTTTGATGTACCGTTTTTAAATTTTATGATCACTTTCATAGTTTTATTTATAAGAAATTAAACGCTCTACACTCATACAAAAGTTGAGTCCTCGTCTACCGAAATTTCTTCGTATGAACTTTCCGAGAGGAGTGAGCTTGTCACTAAAGGACTGTGTTGTCCTTCGTGTGTCTTTCGAGACACTTCGTATACGTGTAATGTTGTCAACATACATATTATAGGTATTTAGGATTAAAAGATTTACTAGCATCGAGAAGTTTTTGAAACTTATTTATTCGAAGCATATTGAGTTCTACTGCTTTGATTTCAAAAGGAGACATGTTTTGTGGTCTTTTTTGAGAGAGCCAACGGAGTGAACTTTCTGCGTTAGAAATTCAAATACGGAGTTTATGGGGAGTGTATTGCATAATTATTTATTAAAACAAATACGCTCTACTTTGGTTTTGCCAGAAGTGAGTTTTATAATATCGACTGCACATTTCTCAGTTTTAGTTTCGTAAGTGAGATGCCAGACACGAGCTACTCCATAATCTGCGAAGAGATTACTTGAAAAGAGAGCGAGGAGGATAAGTGATTTCATAATAAAAGGAAAAGAAATAAAGGTGCAGAGATTCTGATAATGTAACTCTCCCTCGACCCCTTGCTCGAATCTTTTAAATTACAAGCAAGTCACGACAAATGGTACAAGTGAGCTATGGCGAACGTTACCCTATCAGATTCCCTGCTATTACTGAGATGACGGTGATTCGTGAGCTGGCTTTGCCGTGTCGTGAATCTTGTCGTTTATCTGAGTACACATATCCTACACCAATAAACCACTTTTTGCAACTATCGCTTGTATATCACTAAAGGTGTGAACACATTTTTTACTCATTATGACAAATACTCCTTTACGAGAGCATTTTTGCGGTCTTCGAGAGACATTCATAGTCGTATCATAGTAGCATTACTTTTTTGCATATCATCCATGAGTTCCATTTTATCCTCTCAATATCTAGCTCTCTGATTCGGGCTAGGACTACCTGATACGAGTACATTAAGCATAGTAGCTTCATCTCGATAATTGGAATTTCCGCTTTCAGCTATGGCGTTGCACATTCTTTTGTACCCCTCTTTAATTTTGTTTCTGCCGATAGCTAGTCATTCCCCATCAAGAACAAACTTTATTATTTTATGCTTGAACTCAGGAGAGAGCCACATTGCAAAATCCATCAAAAGATATTGGCTCATCCATGTACCTCAAAACTTTCATTTCTTTACTGATATTACCCCATCTACCTTTGGTTTGTCCTCTGAAATCATAACATGCGAATTCGCATCTTTAGAATTTTCCCTGTATAGAATCTCAATATATTCCTTTGTAGACTGATTCCGAAGGTAACTACCCATCTCTTTATTATCTCCTTTGCTAGCGTTGTATGCCTTGAGCATATCAGTAGCATTATATAAAAGTGTATCTACTTCCTGTTTCACTTCCATACCCTCGAAAGGTCGGAATATCACCAAAGACTTATTCGGCATATACTGTAATTAAATATTAAATACTACTTATGTAGTAATATCAGTATATTTATATAATTTACTTTGCAATAGATAACACAAAAAAACTCCCCATTACTGAGGAGTTCCTTTTATTTCTGCATTTCCTTTTAAAATGCACCTAGATTATACTTACTTCTTGAATATTACAACTGATATGGGTCTTATATATTTGTTTTTGATAAGGTCTGGGAGTTCAACGTGTATCTTATTCCAAAATCCAGACTTCGTGAGACTTTCCCAACTGTTTCCTATATAATCCCTGTCTTTTTCTCGGAAGAGATAGACGGAGTGAGTGAACGTATCACCTGTAAATAATCATGTAGCCTTTCAGATTGTCACTCATTGCTTCCAGAATCACTCAGGAGCTACTGTGGAGATTACAAGGGCATATCAGGCGTTCAGGAGTGTTTCCGCCTCAATAGAGCCTATATTTATAGGCTTAGAAGAATATCAGTGTTCTCGTGCAAACCTTTCCGATATATTCATCATCGAGGCTACTCATTCGGGCTTGATATATTTAGAAGCCCATTCGGTTATGTATTCGTTGGTAAATATTTGTCCAGTGTTGTACGTTGTGCATCCAGCGGAAGCGAAGGCAGTACAATAGTTGTTTTTGGCTTGGTCGTAGCCTCCTACTATGCGAGGAGTAAACTGTATCTCTTCTGGAGTCCACGATTTATACTGTGTTTTAAATTTCTCAAATAGGGTCTCAGGAGCTACGGACTGTATCAGTTCGAGTTTAAATTGTTTCATTTATTTTTTTAAACGATACCATCACAAGACATCTTTATAGTCTTTTCTAGTTTCGAGATTAAAAGCATTATATCATCTTCAGTCACCAACTCAAGTTCCTCAGTTTAATTCAAGTACGATAATGTCTATCTTATTAGCCTCATGGACTATTGCTACGTGTCCTGTGAGTCATGGTTTATCATAGAATATTATATCACCTTGTTTCGGTACCATTCATGGTTTCCATTCTATTTTCTCCCATATTTTAGGGTCAAAAGTCTTTTTCTTATTGAGCCATCATGTATAAGCAGTACCGCCAAAAGAACCTAGGGATATATCGTAGACATCTTTAACGTATTGCTTTGCCCCATCTACACACTGTACCCCCATAACTCCATCATAGTCGGGAGAAGTACGGAGGTATTTATCTAGAAACTGGTTATGGGAAAGGCTAGTCATTAGTATCAGGTAAAAGTCGTGGGTCAGGAGTACCAACTATAATAGAAGAAATCATATCAGCGTAGTTACTAGTGAGAGGGTCTACGCCTACTTCTACGTCTGGAGCTTCTATTTGGTCGGAAAATCAAAAAAATGTTTCCATAATTAAAAGGTTATGCCCATTTACTAGGGTTGCTTTTGAGTTTACGTTTCACTTTTATTATCCCTTTACGTGGGTCTGATTTAGGTACTTTGACGAGTTTTAGCTTTTTCATTATTCTTCGATTATGAATTTATAGGTTTGTCTGTCGTATTCAAATTCCTCTCCCATTGTTTCTCTTACTATACTAGATATTTCTTGTCGTACTACATTTCGTACAGCAAAGAATACTATAAAGTAGGCAACGACTATCGCAGAGATTATTATGAGTATTTTTTTTATCATCTTGGTTGTAGGTTATCAATTTTTATCTTGATAAATTCTCCTAGTTTCTTGAGTATTATACTGATAACATCGTATTCTGGAAGTATTTTACCTGTACGGACAGCGTATATGTTTTGTAGTGTAGAGTAACCTTCTGACATAATCAGGATAGACAACCCCCATTCTACGAAGTGTTCAGGAGGTATTCCTATTCCCTTTCCTATCATCGCTAGAACATAGACTATGATGACAGTTACAAACTTCTTGAGAACACCAGCACCGAGAGTATGAGACGTAATAGAGCGAGGGTCAACTTTATAGACTTTAGCTATGCCTGTGATAGTGTCAAGAACCATGAGCCCAGCGAGTATTGATAGTTGTTCTTGTGGTATACTGAGATAATCAAATGTAAACACTGATATGAAGTATCAGAGTGTTTTTACCCATTCTATTATTGTGCTTGTTACATCATTGTGCATACTAATTGAGTATATCATTTATTCATGACGTGTCAGCCTCAATTCCTTCTGACTCTAATACAACATCCATGAGATATTTGTCATTAACATAGTTAGGGTAGAAAGCATTAAAATCTTCACCACTGAATGACGCTATAATAGGGTCTAGCAATGTTCAGTCTGACCTTGTAACTGGTATCCATACCTGTGCAACACGATTCCCTTCAGAACCAGTGATATGAAGCTCTGGTATTCAGAGTGTTTCTTTTTGGGATATTTGTCGTGTTATTGTAATCATACTATTGACAAGATAGGCATGGCTCTTCGTAAGTAGCACTAGAGCTAGTAGGTAAAAATTCAGGTTCTTCGAGTGGGGATTTTGCCTCCATTCGTTTCTTCATTTCCATGTTTAAATCCTCAACATAGCATTGCTGATTGAAGAGCTTTTTTTGTTCGTCGAGAATAAGACCTTGTAGGTCACGATTTGAATAGAATTTATACTTTTCCATTTTCCCTTGTAATACACCATTTTCAAAGGCAAGAACAGTAGGAAAAGAAGATATTTGATACTTCTTGTGTATCTCGTCTTCTGTTTGGAGATTTTCTGTTTCGTATTCGCAGAACTTAGCACCAGTCTCAGCAAGAGAGGCTTCGAGATACTTTGGTTTGAATTCCGTACAGTATCGGCAACCATTCTTGACTGAGAATTTGACGAATACTAGACCTGAGGCTATCTCTTGGTCGAAGTTGTCTTTTGTAAGTGTAATCATAGAAAAATTATATTCTTATGAGCGAGAAAGCAAGTACCAATTTTTAAATGAGTAATAAGCACCTGAACAGTATGAGAAATATGTTGTACTTTCACAGGTACTTTGGTCTCCTATACCATCACAAACAGCGTTTCACGAACAAGTAAATGACATTCAATCCCAAGAACAGTTACTGTAAACTTTAGAACAACCAGTTGGAGTACAAGCTCATTCATTGAACGAACCGCAAGAAACTGACTCGTAGAATGCTTGAATATGTACTGAGTCTTTATAGTTTGCAAGTGTGTAAGAAGTTGTTTTATCTATTTGGTCTCCTGAATACGGTTGGATAATAACATCAGCACCAGAAGAAGAGTCATTATATACCCAGTAATGTCGATAAGGAACAGTAGTAATTTGTGGAAGATTTAATGTAATAGAAGTAGACCAAGTACAACCTGTTTCAAAGCCACAGTTTGTAGAGTCATCAATTCCTGAACAAGTAGAAGTACCATTACAAGATGCTCCATACATTCCTGAACAGTTCCCTGTATAATAATCACCAGTACAACTAAAATTATCGTATGAACCAGAACAACCTGTATACCAAAATCATGGGTCTCCAGAACAAGTTCAACTACCACTATCGTAAGTACAACCGTATCAACTTACAGTTGCACAGGCTGTACCATCTCAACCTGCATCAGAATAATTTGAACAATAGTCATAGCTTGCTGAACATCCAGAAGTTGATAAACAAGCAGTTTCATCAGGAAGCGTACTACAATCTCATGGATTATTTACCCATGTGCAGTTTCATCCGTAAGAGTCATCTTGTGCTTCGCATGATGTCTGGTCTCATGCTCAAGAACAACTTGATTGGTCAGCAGTACATCAACTTGTACCAGAACAAGTCCCCATTCCATACTCATTGTTGTATGTAGAACAAGAATAACCAGTAAACCAAGAACAACCTCCGTGAGCATCCCACTTTTCACAATCGGTTTGGTTTGTCCAATGAGAACAGTTATAAGTAGGAGTACCAGAACAAGCCGCACTAGAAGCATCTGCATATACTACGCTTTCATTTACTGTAAGAGTATAGTTTCAAGTAACTCGAATAGCCTTTGATGCGAATGAACCCTGACTTGCAAGAGTAGAACTAGGATTAGAACCCTGTCATGCGTTTACCCTACCTCAGAACCATCCACCTCATGTGTGGTACAAACCAGTCGGATAACTATATGAGAAAAGTGAATTAGAATTACCGTCTATATAGGAGAAATAAGAACCACCAGAAGCATAAAATAACCTATCTCCATTTGAGTTTGCCCCGTCAGATACTTTTCGTGTACCCGAGAAAGTCCAGTCAAGCCAAGAATAAGAACCTGTATTGTTTATAGTAATAGCACGAGTGGTTCAAGGTGTTCAGTTACTTCCGTTTGTATTAAAATACGCACCAAGTCATCAGACTTTAGAGTCTATCCAAAAATGGTCTGTCCAGCCTCCGTTATTTACTTGTGATTGTAGTTTCCATATGCTTGATGGTTCACCACTTACTGCTTGTTCTGGAAGTATCCAAGCTCGGAAATCAACTTGTCTTGCTGATGTTGGTCAACTACTTTTCCACCCACTAGCAGTCCATTTTACAGTAGCAGATGCTTTTTGGTTTCATGATGTAGCAGTAGAAGACGTAGAGGCAACAAATCAATCAACAGGAGATGCAGTAGTAGTTTGAGAATTTGTAAGTGTTCCTGTCATTGTATCTCCTGTCTTTGATACTTTCCCTGTTATTTGTGTTTGTATAGAGCTTGTAGCACCTTTTAAGTACGAAAGTTCAGTAAGTGACGGATATGTTGCAGTCGGTAGTGATGCAATGACTTGAGAGCCTGTAAAATATGCTATTTCGTTGGTAGTACCAGAACCTGTTACGGCTTCGACAGGAACTCAGTCGAGGTTTATAGTCCAACTAGAATATGTACCAGAACCTGTTTTGTGTTGAATGTCTACGACTAAACTTGTTCAAGAATATGATACAACATGTCCACTCATGTAATTAGATGAATTGTGTACGATAGATATATCTTGTAGGATTGTATACGATAGACCAGCATCAACTGTAAATGTAAGAGTACCCGTCGATACGATAGTATGAGAAGTAGTTGAAGTAGTTTTATATCGGTCTGTTAGAGACGAGACAATAGGATTAGCTGGGTCGGTGTTGTCTACTGAAACATTTGTTCATGCAACTACTGATTGTACTCATCACGTACTAGATATTGTAATGTCAGCACCATTAGAACTTGATGTTCAAGTTAAATTTACTCAATTTCAAGTTATTAAGTTAAGACTATTTCAGTCAGCTATTTTTGTTCAATCAATTTTGAATTCACTATATTGTCAAAAAACATTTTTCTTTTCTATTTTCTTTTCTATTTTTTCTTGGAACTTTTCTATTCATTTAATAGCAGATATGTCGAGTCGTTTATTTCATTCTAAACTCTCTAGTTTTTCTTTTATTTGTTTTGGTGTATCTGGGCTTCCATCTTTACCATCAATACCATCTACCCCATTTATTCAGTCTTTTCCATCTTTTCAATTTAACCCATCTTTGCCATATTTCCCTGGTTCTCATTTAGGTCACATTTCTCATTGTATACCTTGAATTCATTGAGGTCATTGTATTCATTGCTCTCATTTATCCCCTTTTTCTCAGGGGAGTCATTTAATTTTTAGTACAGGTCATTTATTTATTTCTTCCATTATTCAGGCAGTGACTTCGTTGTGGTTCATACTACACTTTTGAGGCTATGTATTGTTGTATTGCCTTTACTCCAGCTCTAAGACCTACGAGTAGGAGAGCTATAATAGTAGCTTTATCAAGATTCTCTACGTTGATAGGCATAGAGAAGATAGCGAGGAAGAAAGCAGGTATAAAAGTATTGAGAGCAGAGATGAGATGTTTTTTAGTGTTGGTGTCCATATAGTTATTTTATTTATTAGGAGAGAAAGTAAAGATTATCGATTATCCTTGTACCAAAGTTCGACTGTACCAGTTATAGCATTTGTTGGCTTGATTTCAATAGAGCTTACGTCTGCTGCATTGCCAGTAATTCTACCTCACGTTAGCACACTAGCATTTGTATTACCCATCGAACCAACACCAGCTATACTTTTCATGTTACTACTTGTTCTATATTTTGCTCATATGACAAAGTCTCACGTAAATATATCGTCAGCAGTAGCTCCAGTGTCGTATATTCTCCAAGCTGCCTGATTATTGTTTACAGTTGGCGTTAATGCCATGTAGAAGTATTGATAAGCAGTCCCCGTTATACCATTTACTCATACATTTATTGTAAGCCTAGCTCCTGCGTTGTATACATTGAAAACAAGTCTGTAATAATCATGCGCAGCAAGACTTGTAAAATCTTGTTGTGTAGATGAATTTGAGAAAGTGAGTTTGCTAAGATACGTCCACTCTCATCATCCTAGTGTCTCTATTTTATCATAGATAGCGTTCTTTGTAGGTACTTCTGTGCTTCCGTTCCAACCACTTCCATAAGCTTCATCTGGTACGGATATATCCGTAGCGAAAGTACCTCCATCTGTTAAATTAGCAAGTGTTTTTCCTTCTACTGCTACTACTCCAGCAGAAACACGAGAAAGAGTTGTATCAGCGTTACCAACATCAAGAGTAGATACACTAAATGCCTGTGAAATACTACCAGCAATAGCAGCAAATATAGAAGAGAGAGAAGTGCCGCCTACTGTTGGCATGTTCGTACTTTCCACATCGGTAAACCAGCCTTTAGTAACACGAGTAGCAGTAGCCCCTATGTTTTTAACAAATATGTTGAGCCACTTTTTAACAGTAGTACCTAAGTCATCAGTTTCGTCTGTATCAGAAACAAGAGAAGTATTGATTGCTACGCTTGCGAGATTGTCGAGAGCTGTTGTAGCACCTGAGCCACCACTTCCATTACTTGCTGCGGTTATTCTACCTTTACTATCGACCGTGATATTAGTATTAGTATAACTTCAAGGAGTGACTGCGGTGTTTGCTAGAGTTGTAGCAAAAGAACCTGTACCACTACCTGTTACGTCTCATGTTAGAGTAATTGTTTGGTCTCATGTATTTGTACCGCTCGATGTACCAGAGAAAGTACCTGATTGAGTTGCGAGAGAACCAAGACCGAGATTAGTTCTTGCTGTTGCAGCGTTTGTTAAATCGGAGAGATTATTAGCTTTTACCATTAAACCAGAGAGGTCTTGGTCTCATGTATTTGTACCGCTAGTATTAGCAAGACGAGTAATATCCGTGTCATTTGTGTATCTATTTGTTGCTGTGTCAGATATGTCGTCAGTATCGAGAACTACTACGCCTGTTTGTCAGTTTACAGAGTCTACTGCACCACCGCCACCGCCTCATATAGTTACAGTTATTTCTTCACGATTTGCAGTAGCAGTAACACCAGAACCTACAAAGTTAATAGAAGAAGCAGCACTTGAGAGCGTAACTCATTCATCTTTTATAATAAGCTCAGATTTACCAAAAAATGCTTTTCAGTCTTTTCCTGGTTCACCCTTATCTCCCTTGTCTCCTTTCTCGCCCTTTGGTCATTGAGGTCACACAGGTCATCTTTCTCCGTCTAGTCCATCTGCACCTTTCTCTCATCTAAATCATCGAGGTCATCTTTCTCAATCGTCTCATTTGTCGCCTTTATCTCATTTATCTCCCTTGTCGCCTTTCTCACCTTTGTCCCCTTTGAGACCTTTAATAGTTACTTTTCATTTACCTGATACAACACCATCAGGAGTTTCTATTTCTACTCTTCCGTCTTCTCATTTATCCCCCTTGTCCCCTTTCGGTCATTGAGGTCAAGTAATACTCGCCATTTCTACTCAGTCTATTTGAAAGTTAAAAGTATTCTCTTTGAGTGCTTCTTTAAGTTCCTTTGTACTTTCTTTTTGTTGCTCTATTTGAGCTTCTAGTATAGGTTCGATATTGTTCTCCTGATTTTGTGCAATAATAGCTTCAAGAAGAGCATTTGTTTCTTCTCCTATTTCCTTTTGTTGGAGTATTTGAGCTTCTAATATTGGCTCTATGTTTTCTTCTAGTGGCATTTCTTTTTGAGTTTAAGTTTTATTCACTCTAACCTCTTTCTTTTATCTATTATAGGTTTATTCTTGTAATATTCCATATTATTTTTTATGTATAGGGTCTGAGTATATTACTTTGTCGCGGTTGTAATCTTCCATATTATTTTTTGTTAGCTTTATTGTAGATGTCGAGGAGTTGTTGCTTAGTTTTGATTTTATCTGGCTTATACACTGCAAATACTTTTGGTCAGGTATAGTCTTTGATATAAAATCCATCAAATCACAAATCCTTGATAATTTCTTGTATATGTTTTGACTCTAAAAATCCGTAGTCTCAAGAATTGATTTTTTCTTTTATATAGTCCATAGTCACATAATCTGTCGTTTCATATCACATTATTTCATCTTTTGATTTTCATTCTAGCTTCGACCATAGTTTTTTTACATCTTTAGGATTTTCGTAATCGAAAAGGTTGCTCTTGTCTACATATGCCTCTTTTATGCTAGGGTATTGTCATCTCGCATAGTATTGAGCTGAGTCTTTACTAGGTGTAAAATATATAGCATTAGGTCAGAGGTTTTTACTGTTCTGTAGCTCAAACTTATCGAACTTCTCTCCTGTTCAATGATATACTGGATTTCCTTGTGCCTTCACAAACTCCTCAGCACTCTTATACTTTCTGGCTTCTTGTACTAGAGTATCTGGTTTACTATACTTCACCTCTGATTTCTGAGAGAGGGGCAATGCAGATTTCTTTTTAGTTAAATCCAGTATTACTTCTTCTTTTGCACTTCGTACTTCGCGAGCCATTTTCTTTATCTCCTCCGAACGATTTACTATTTCTGTATGGTTCATTCAAAGTTCTCTTTCTATTGCTCGCATTTCTGCATTATCTGCACTTGTAAATCATTTCTTTAATCCTCTATTTCGCAATGCTCCATATCGTACTACCTGAGCATCTTTGTCGTCCATGACTACTCGTACTGGTTCAAAATTATCTCACTGATTGAACTTAGCTTGGTTTTTAGGTTGTACTCATTTTACACCTCAGAAAGTTCATTGTTCGAGTGTCTTCCCCTCTGATTTCTGAGAGAGGGGGAGGGAGGGTTTGGTAGTTTTCGCCTTAGGTCAGAACTTTTCCAATCTCACATTATCAACTAAATCCAAGTTTCACTGCTCTATATTATATTTTGCTAGGGAATCAAGATACTCATTTTTCTGTTTAGTTGTCCAAGAGGCATATTCTTTTGGTATTTTCATAGGGTCTTGTACTTTTCAATCAATAGGGTTTGTAAACTCTGTCCTCCCCTCTACCTGTGGTGTCTTAGCTTTTCAAATAGTGAAATCTCATAATACTTCTTTTGAAGCATAAGGGTCTTTTATAGGCATAATTACGCCTACATCTTTACCTTTGCTATATACAACAACTGGCGATACTTCGTTACTTCATTTGAAAGTCACATCATCAAAGTTTTTGAAGAAAATATCAGTGTATGATGAATTTACAGCTACTTTATTTCCATCTCATAAATCAAATCTAAGATATATACCTTTGTCTCAGTCAAGTCATTTTACATATTCCTGAGGAACAAGTGAAGTGTCAGCACTGTTCTTAGCTCTATCCATGAGAGATTTTATATCTACTTCTTTCCCTGCTGTTGATGCTCACTTCTTCATTGCTTTTTGTTCTGCGTAGTCTATGAATTTATTTGCGAGGTTCTTATCAGTAATAGCGAAGAAAGAATCAGTAAATATGCCCTGTTCCTTGAGAGATTTAATCATGTTTCATCGTATCCCTAAATCTATTCACCTTATTTGTGGTCTCTTTATATCAGGGCTAGGTATCTTACCTTTCACTTTTGTTTCTGTTGGGAGTATAGTTGATTCAAATTCTGTTCATGTAGGTAATCAGTCTTTTGGCACATAATCAGCAGGTACTTCCACTTTAGGCAATCAAGGTAAAGATTCTTGTAATTTTTGTAGTGATGCTAATTCTGTGTCTACCTGTGGTGTCTCCACTTTCTTTGCCAATCCTCATTCTACTGATAACTCTGCCATATCATATCAAGCTGGGTCTTTATCATATTCGTAGGTTTTTGTTGTGCCTGTTTTTTTATTTTCAATAGTGATTGTTTTGCCTTTGTTTTTTGCTTGAGATTTTGCCAAATCCTTTGCTTGTAAACCTTTATTTATTTGTTCTAGTGTCTTAGGTGTCTCTTGTTTCTTTGGGAGTTTCTGTATAATAGGGTTATTAACCTTTTCTAATGAAACTTTTTGGCTGGTTCATAATTCTTTTTCTTTGATTGGTAGTACCGATGCCTGTGCAGGTTGTTTTGGCGTTGGTATATTTGCCTTTTTACTTGAAGAAGTTTGACTAGGAGGAAGCTCAATAGGCTTCTTTCATAGATTTTTTATAATATCAGGAGTTTGTATTCACACCCCTGTATCTTTTAATGCTCATTTCATTATCCCTGATTGAATTGCAGTAGAGATTTCTCCTCATGCTAATGCTCAGAAAGGTCAGAAGTAAGAACCTATAATATTTCCTACTATTCGAGCAGAATATTTACCTAGACGACCTCATTTTACAGTTTTCCCATCCATAGCTTCGAGAAGGTCACGAACAGCGTACCATCTCGCCATTTCATTATTAATAGATTTTACCTCTGCTCATGTAGCATTTTCTTCTACAAGTTCTTTAGCTGCTCGACCAACTGTCTTATTTCCTAAGTCTACATCAGGATTAGCGTAGTTAGAACGACCGTATTTAGCCTTCTTTATTTCGTTTACTTTTGCAAGGTCTATTCTTCCCTGTTCGTCTGTAAATCGTTTATATACCTCAAAATCAGAGCGTATTTGTTTGATAATCTTGTTGTATAGGTCTCATTCTTCGAGGTATTGTTTAGCACTATTTAATGCTCTAGCCTGGAATTCATCTAATGGTATCCTTACTCATTCAGATTTAATTGCTTCTGTCAGTTTATCATTTATTCCATAAATAGCATCTTCAACACGAGATACAGCATTTCATTCTCATTTTGTAATTATTTTACCTTCTTTTGTAACTGTTGGGAGAGCTTCTTGGTGTGTTGCTATATCTTTGTATGGGTCAAAACCTCTTGTTTGATTTCTAACGACTGTGTCTTTTGCACGAGTACCTATATTTACCTGAGTAAGTGTATCTACATTCTTAGCAATAGCTTTTTCTGCTGTAGGTAAGAAACTTGGTCTAGTAGTCGCAAGGTCAATTCATTTACCCACTATACTTTCGATAGGTCTACCAACTGGAGATGTTCTGATATTATCTAGTAATCACATTGATTTAGTTCCTATTGTTTTAGCTCATGTTGCGAGATTTTTAGCTCAAGGTACTTTGAGAGGTAAAAGGTTTAATAATGCCTCTGCTGTGTCTCTTCTGTCTCATTCTGGAACTTTAGATAATACTGTCTCAAATACTGCACCTATTGGAGCAAGAGTAGTAGCGACTGTTTGTTGCGCTTCTGGTGTGAGAGCTGTTTGCATTGCGCTACCAATAAAATCAGCAAGACCACGATTTACCACACGAGCTGCTGCACCTACTTTTGCCTCTGATATTGGATTAAATAATGCTCCGAAATTTCAAGCAGATGGTTCTTCTCGCAGGTTTTTAATATCTGCTGTAGCGTATTCTTTTATACCTGTGCCTACATTAGCGAGAGTCTTTTGAATTATTCCTCTATCTTCTGGTGCCTTCTCCATAGAAAGGTCAGCAAGGTCAGCAATATCAGTAGCTCATTTATAAAGTCATTTTGCCACTCATGCTATAGGTTGTGTAAGACCTGTAAACATTTCTCATCCAGTTTGCTTAATAGCACCAGCAATATTAGCTCATGGCTTTTTTTCGAGTCATGTTATACCTACAGATATTTTGTCAGTTGTTGATAGATAATCTTTGTACGGTACTCATTCGTTTGTAACTCATTCAGGAAATTTATCAGCAATCATTTTAGTTAATTCTGCTGGCGGTATATCTGCGTATCTTCTACCATCATTTGTTACACCATTCGGATACTTAGCGAGTATTTTATTTTTAAAATCATCGGAAGTGGGTTTTACTTTTTTTTGTGGTAATTTTACTTGTCTTACTTCTTCTGGTTTTACCACAGGAGAAGTGGCTGGTAATGGCAAATTACCAGATGCTATACTTTTCTGTGCTTGAGTTATTCAGCCAGCAAAAGATGATGGTAATTGGTATGGTATTGCCATATTATATTCATAATGGGTTATTATTCGCTACTTCTGGCGTACTTGCTTGTGTTCCACTTTCACTTACAGTATAGTCTTTTATAAACTTAGCACCATCTTGTCTACCTGTAAGACTATTTATACCTTCTTCATATTGTTTATAGAGATTATCGTATGTCTTTTTGCTAGTATTATATTTAGATTCTATAGTAGACTTAATATTCTTTCTTGCTTTCTCAGAAAGGAATCATGTACCATTTAATGCTTGAGATACTCAAGTTCCATAAGCATCCACCCATGATTGAGCATATTTCTGTACAGTAGCGTATTCACCTTCACGAACAACAGAGCCAGGGTCAAGAGCTTTTGCGAGAGAATAAATAAGTGCTTGGTCATCTGTTGGGTTTTTTGTTTTGTCGCTAATACTCTTTGTCAGTAAATATCATTCCTGTATTTGGTTAAAATTAGTTACAGTAGGCTCAGATTTAAATGCAGATACTTGTCATCTAACTGCTGTTGCTGTAGGAGATTTAAGACCAGAGTATAATTGTGAATTATAAACCTGTCCATCAATAGTAAATGTTCAGCTTCCACTCCCACCACCTCCTCCCCCTCCTGTTCCTCTACTACCACCAAGTTTAGAAGCGTAACCTATAAAATTATTTGTTCCTTTTTCAAATATCTGATTACCTACTTCATAGTACATACTTGCATCTGCACCAATCTTTTGAATATCTGCTGCAATTTTATCTATTTCAGCTTGTGTTTTTTGTTGTTCTAGCTGTGCTTTTGCTCTTTCTTCTGCATCTTTTGCACTTTGTTGTGCAAGTGCTGTTTGTGCATCTGTGTATGATGTAATTAAATCAGTTCGAGAGATACCAGCACTTCTCAGTTCTTCATCAGTTATATCTTGAGGAGATTTTCCAAGAGCTAACAATTTTCTAGCTGCATCTTGTGTTCTTTGAGTTTTACGAGTTTGTGCGTTGGCAAGATAATTGAGATATTCTCGACCTCCAGCTTCTTTAGCGAGTCTCTTAGCTGCTATTTCATCTGCTGCACTCTTCTGAGCACCAGAGAGAAGCTGATTCACGAGAGCGAGTCTTTCGTTTTCTACTGATTGTTCTTGTTCTCGGTTAAGTTGAGATATATTTTCAGTCTGTGCTGCTCCAAAATCCGAACCTATCAGACCAGAGCGAGCTTGTAAGGCACGACCAGAACCGAGACGACCTTGTCCTTTTGTTTTTTCTTGTCTGAGTCTGTCTGCATAGACTGCATTGATAGCATCTATCTGAGCTTGGAGTTCGCTTTCCTTTTGTTTACGAATTGCAGTCTCATCAATTACTTGGTTGTATTGATTCAGTTGGTCTTGTGTGTATTGTTGAATAAAAGGGTCTTCTGCTCAGAATCAATCTCCGAGTAGTGAGGCTACACTTCAAGGTTGTGCTGTTGTATTCTGTGTTCAAGGTTGGGCAGCTTGGACATTGAAACCTTTATTCTGAGCTTGTGCGAGTATTTCTGGTGTTACTTTACTATATACATCTTGCGTGACATTGAGGGTGTTTCCCTGTTGTGTCACTCATGGTCTAGGTTGCACAGAGGTTGATACTTGAGGAATTGCAGGAGCTGTCATACCTTGTTTTTCTACCAATAACCTCTGTATTTCTTCGGGTGTTTTACCAGATTTATATGCTGCTAGATTGATTTGAGCTTGTGTAGCCATAAATTAAATTTGAATTTGTAATACAACTCACGAATTGCCTGCTGTACCTGCTACTCCTGAGTTTGTTGCTGGTGCTGTTGCTACTCACCCTGCACCTGCTGCACCTCAAGTAACTGTGGCTGTAACAGTTGTTTTTGAGCCGTAGAAGAGGAGAATAAATCAACCATTTCATCCAGCTCATCCACCGCCTCCTCCAGTATTTACTATATTTGTTGCACCGCCAGCACCACCTGCTCAACCAAGAGCCTCTACATTAAGATTAGTAATAATATTTGCAAAAATGGATATGAATCATCCAGTAGAACCAGAGCCGCCTCCACCACCTCATATATTATTACTACCATTTCATCCGCCCCCACCACCTGAGCCACCAGTAGGAGCTATTTCATGGCGAGTAATCGTAGAGCCTGTCATATCATAGAGATTGTACGCAGATTGGTATGTGCGAGGTCTCATAACTGGATTAGAACCAGCAGAACCAGCAGCTCATCCAGTACCAGGACTTCCTGATGAACCAGCTCCTCCAGCACCACCTGCGACAGCAGCAGTCATAGTTTCATTGAGCGTCACCGCAGTACCTGTTATTCCATTTGATGAAGACCCACCGACAGCACCTATTACTCATACTTTTGGAGTAGGAAGTGTTGCTCCTGTATAATCAGCAGCTCAAGCGGCACCTCCAGAAGGAGCAACTCAAGTATTCACACCTATTCCACCAGTACCACCTGCTCATCCATTAGATGCTATTTTACCTGTTCATTCACAGTTCAGAGTTCATTTTACAAATATCCTAAAACCTTTTGTACTGAGAGTGAACCCTGTTTGGATAGTAAGGTCATCGTAATACATATCTCGCGTGAGAGACGTATTTCCAGATATAACTACATCTCCATCACTTCCATCTCCGAAGAATGCTTGTAGTGGTGCTCATGGGGTAGCACCAGAACTATCATATCTTACAACTTTATTTGCTGATGGTGTAGAACTCGTATCATCGTTAGTTACATATTTATTAGAACTAGATGGAGTACCAGCCGTACCGACTAAAGCATCATTTTCTCATTGTGTTGGGACTCGTGTATCGTTATCCCCTACTGCGATAGGGTCACTTGCACTTGCAGGAGCTGTTGAAAGTTTAGATATACCTTTTACTGTTGTAGATGCATCAGCACCACCAGCAATAGCAACTCCGTCTACATACGCTTTAGTAGCAAGATGATTAGCGTTTGAAATAGTTGCTGTTGCATCGTATTTGAGAGGTACGCTTGCGTTCAAGTCAGTTGTACCGTCTAATAGGTCAAGCATCTTTTTGATGATAGCAAAGTCTGTTATTTCGACTGTTGCTGATTTTCTATGAGTCTTAGTAGTACCAGAAGTCAAAGCACCTTGTCGAGAGACGTGGTAAATATCTGTAAGGGCTGTACCTGTCAGAGTACATTTTATATATTCTTTGTTGGCAGATTTTCTATCGAGAGTCAAAAAGTATGTTCCAGTTGGGAGAGCTACACCATCGTCATCAGTTGCGGAGTCGAGAGTCGCACTAGTGGCTCAAATTGCTGTTTTTAGGTTGAGCGTGGTAGAAAAGTCAGCCACCACCTTTCAAAGATTATTAGACATGTATAAATATTAAGAATTAGTTGTAATTATGCAATACGAAGTATAATGTTTTCATCAAAAAAGTCTTGAATACATTTTTGATTAAAGGGTAGGTGTATCATGTTTTTTCAAGACTTCATGATTCACCTATTTTTTAATTTATTTTTTATGAAAGATATTCCATGATACGAATGACTATACAGAGCAACGATAGACGGTAAAATATTTTGAGTCAAGAGAGGAAAAATTCTTCAATATGCACATGATAAAGAATGATATGCGAATGTATGCCTTAGATTGAAATGATTAAACAGAAAATCTAGAGTACACAGACTAGTAGCTTTAACATTTATATCTAACCCAGAAAATAAGCCATATATAAATCATAAAAACGGCATACGAGATGATAATCGTGTTGAGAATCTCGAATGGTGTACTCAAAAAGAAAATGTAATACATTCCTTTCGTAATGGGAGAATAATACACAATAGAAAAGCTGTTTGAATGTATGATAAAATTACATGAGAGATTATACGCACATTCCCCTCAGTTTCTGAGGCGTGAATTTCTCTATGAGTGTGCATTCACAATATTTCAGCATGTGCAAGATGAGCAAGATGGAGAAAAAGTACTTGATGATACATATGGAAATATTTATAGTTAATTTGGATTTGGTAGGTCGGTTTGTGTTCCGTCAAGACTTACGTTTTGTTTGCTACGATATTTACTAGGCAATCTATTCCTAAATTGCTGTATTCTATCATCTTCGTACATATTTACCGAAACATACCCTATACCAGTTGCTACTAGTTTTATTGCACGTTTTCTGAACTTAGTTTGTGAGAGTTTTATTTCAGCAAGATATGAAGAGCCAAGAGAGTTGTCATTTTCTCCACCTATTACTGACATACCTATACCACTTGCACCGATAGTGTACGATTGGTCATAGTCTACATACGTTCCATCACCTCGTATAGTCCCAATGAGAGTAAAATCAGAATTATCAGGACTAAAATATATTTCTATTTGTTGTTCTGGTGTTATAACTCATTTTATTCTAAATCTTTTTACCTTTTTTAGTCTTTCTGTTCACATTAAATCATCTCCGCTTATCCAGTAATTTTCGATAGTTTGGTCATCATCATCAAAACCAGAAAGAACTTCGTACACATTGTCGGTTGTCGAGTCTCCTATATAGAGAGTTCAGTCATTCTGTACTATTGTCCTTGCAGAGTATCATAGTACATCGACTGTACCTCTACGGAAATTGTAGAGTAGGAGTCTATCGTTACTATCAGCACCAAAACTCTTACCAGAGAAGACCACATACTCTCAGTAAGTTCACATACAACAATTATCCCATGTATAAGCAGAGAAATCAAACTGTTCTGCAAGGACTTTAGGATAGAGATTATCTCCGAGTGTATTTGGAGTTAATATAGTGAGTTCTGGTTTTGTAGGATTTGCTGTGTTGAGGAAAAATATACCCTGTCATGTTGAAACAGTTGCTCTCCAGTTTGGCATACCTAAATTCGTGCGGAAAACATTATTATTAGCTGTTGTATCATCAGCACCGATAGTGAGTTTATAGACAGATTTTTCTTTAAGTGAGCAGTAGCTTCCGTCTATGTAAGTAACATTGAGTATTGGGTCTCCTCATTCATCTTGTCGGAACAAGAAACCCTCTCCAGCAAGACGAGTAGCAGACTTTGTAAAATCAGTAATCCCATTGTTATTTGAGTCTTCCCATTGATAAGTAGCAGTACCAGCACCAGATTGAGATGTAGTAAAGGCTCAAGTGGTGTAGTTTATTGTCCCTGTACCCCCGAGAGACCCAGTCAGGACTCCGTTGTAGTTATCAGTAAAAACTTCGCCACTTGAGGTATCGGTTATAGACACTCAAAAACAAGTTCTCGTTGCTGTACTTTTAAATGCAAGAGTTCCACTTGCTGTGTCTGCGATGACTTCTCAGGTTACTGTTGTGTAGTTTGCTTCATCTATATAAGAACCATAAAGACCGCTTTTATCGTTCGCTAAATCCCACATTACCATTCTTGCAGTGGCAATCATTGATTTACCTTTGAAATTCTTATTAGAAGCGTACATTGACGTATAACTTCCAGGATTAGCGGTGTGAATTTTATATATCCCATCTGCTCAAGTAGCAAAAGTGAATGTACCAGCGAGAGATTGATAATTAGAAAAAGTGTATTCTGCACTACTTGTGAGACCTGTAACAACATTTTGCCAAGCAGAGCCATCATAATATTGAATTTTGGTGTTTATCTTCCGAAAATGTACTGCTGTTCCATCTGCTCTATATCCAAAACCCTCTCATTTTACATATCAGTTTGCTGTTTCTTCTGCTCCTATCAGAAAACGACCCCTACAGAGTTCTATTTGTCAATCTGTAGAAATCCACCCAAGAGAATCTTGTGATGCTTGTGGAGGTATTTTTTCACTATCGCTTGGTATAGTCCATATTCATTGTCCAAGTCATGAAGTTTTTTGAGCCATATTAGCTTATTGAGAGTTTTATATAAGCATCTTCCATTTGCATTTGTTCTAAAATAGATGCATATTGTCTTTGATTGTCAGTCATGTAATTTGTTCCATCCTTTGCTGTGAGTTGGATGGGGTCAAATTTAGCAGCCATTCAGTAAGCTAATACTTCGTGGTAGGCATCGTTGAATAATGGCTCTGTATTGAGTGTTAAATCAGTAGCTCGTTTAATATAATCAAATTCTACACTCTGTGCAGACGTTGGTTGTGAAGTAAAATAGAGTCTTTGGTTTGGTACATCTATATAACAGTATCCACTTGCATCTCTATAATTTCTACGAGAAGAAAAAGGTATAACTTGATATGGTGTGTAGTCAGTTCCAATAAATACTACACTTACATTGCCTATATTTCCAGGAAAGACATTGCTGTAATATCCAATAGGTACTCATACATTAGAATAACCCTCTAGGTTGTTAAAATTCGGAGAGAGCATTTTAAAGTCACTCGGGAGGGCTATGTATGGAACACTTGTAGATGTAGTTCCTGTTCAGGTAGTCTTGAGCCATTCCCAAGCTCTGTTATTTTGTACCTCTCGATATACTTGGTTTAATAGGGCGAGTTCTTCATCACTTGATAACTCAGACGAGTCATCGACTTGGAGGTGGAAACGTTGTATGATGTCATCTCATGTCATAGGTAGAGGGGTTAATAATAAGCCCCACGTCTTAGGTGGGGAGGATTATTACGCTGCGATTTTGACATCGAGGAATTTCTGAGAGCCATCAGTGAATGTTTTGATACCTGCGACAATGTCACAAAGGATGTTAACAGTTCTCTGTTTTGGTTCTTGGAGCATAACCATATCGACTTCTTCCTGGATAACAACATCGATACCACCTTTCATACCGTAGTATGCGTGGATAAAGTTTGTAGCCCAAGTAGCATTTGTCTGAGTCTCAGCGAGAGTAAGACGACCTGAACCTTTAGCAACGATTGTGAGAACAGTTGTAGAAGTAGCAGTAGCTGTGATATTGAGAGCGTTGATAGTAGCCTGATTTGCAGCAGAGAGAGCAACCTGATTAGCATTAGTTGTACCAGGAGCATTTAAGAGTGCTGCGAGGTTAGTAATACCAGTTGTTGAGTCAGATGCAGATACAAGGAAGTTACCAGCAGTAGAACCAATAGTTGTAACACCTGTGAAAACAACACCATTGATAGTGACTGTTTCAGAGTTTACATGATTACCTGTGTAGACGAGAGTAGCTTCACCTGTGAGGTTGTTTGAGAGATATACTTCAGCACCGTAGATGTTACCTTTGAGACCATTCTTGAAAGTAGTGTTCTCAGCAGTAATGTCTTTACCGATAGGATATTGAGCAATATCTGAGATTGCGTAAGGGTCGAGAACCCAGCAAAGGTCAGTCATAGCTACATTATTTGAACGGAGCTTAGCTTCTGTACGAGTAACCATCTGTGGAACAGTTGTACTGTTGAGAGTGATAGGTGTACCAGAGGCAGTCATTGTTGTGAGGTTTCCTGTGTCGAATACTGCGAATGCGTTGACAGTCTCAGCGAGAATGAATGCATCGAGAGCAGTAGCAACTTTGAGAGCAACTTCACGACCAGCAACTTCACCAGGATTGAGAGGACCAGCTTGTATCTTTTCGAGATTAGCAAGAGGGAATGTCGTACCTTTTACGAAGTTGATAGTGAGATTTTGTTCGCTGTCTGTGATAGGGTCAACAGTTCGGTCAGTAAGGTTAGAGATTGTACGAACCTGTACTGCAGAAAGGTCGAGAGCGAAACGAGTAACTGTGTCACCGTATTTCAAATTAGATTGAAAACGAGTGTTAGCTATTTTCTTTCCTACGAGAGTTTTTGAGAGGATTTCTTGGTAGGTTGGGTCAAAATAGGTGGCGAAATCTGTTAGAGCCATATAGGGGATAAGTTAAATATAATTTTCCGTTATATTCCTTTTTCCGCTATGATGTAGTCTCTATTTGTACTTCTTGTCAAAGTATGCTTTGCGAGCTTTTGGGTCAGCAAATACTTTTGCAAGTTGTTCTTTTGATAGATTATCTACATCAACAGTTTCTGTTATGTAGTCCATTGCAGGTCTCGTATCATTCTCAGTAGTTGCCTTTCCTCGTTCATCTATTCAGTAGAGGCGTTCAGCCAATGATGAGATAGGTTCTTTCGGATTAGCGAGAGCAAGTGCTTTGAGGAGTGTCTTGTCAACACTATTAGGGATTTTTACGCCATTTTGACGAGCAATTTCGATTTGCTTGTCAACGGTCTCATCCAACTTCTTATTAAACTGCTCTTTCTGTGAATGCTGTGCGAGCTTTTCTTCCATTTCTTTCAACGCTTCTTTTTTTGCTTTCTCTGTTATGCCTTTGATAAAATCAGGGTCAACATCAGAGAATTTAGAGAGCGTATCATCTGGCTCTGCATTCTTGGATTCTTCGAGAGCTTTGCGAGCTTCTCTTTCCTCCTTGAGCTGTGCTTTGAGCTTCTCATTTTTGTCTTTGAGAGCCATAAGGTCACGAGCTGGTACAACATCGGGAGCATCATTAGTTTCGACTTCTAAAGATGCAACAGTCCCCTCTTCCACTTGTCCGACTATTTCTTCTGTCGTAGATACTTGAGCTTCATCAGCCATAAGTGTAAAACTGTTTAACGATTAGCCATCGGAGCGTTTTTCCTTTCGGGCGGTTGTCTCATACCTTGAGTTACACGGTTTTATAGTCTCCGCAGACTTGTATAAGAATTATACGCATGTCTTTTACCATTGCAAATAGTTTTTATCTGAGGGCATGAGGAATAAAACGGAAATTAAAAACATACCCCCAGAGAACAACTATCTCCTGAGTTGTTCAGCTTGTTTTTTTACAAGCTCATCGAGCATATCCTGTACCTCGTCAATAGTAGTAGTATCACGGAGAGTGTTTAGTAGCACCATATTAGACCTACTCTTTGCTAAAAGCCCTCTGATTTCATTATCAGAGAGCTGTTCAAAATTAAATAATTGTACCCAGATAGATGCACAATCATCTTTTATATCTTTGAGAGTTTCTTTACCAGTTGGAGAGTTCCACAACTCTCTTTTTCTTTTCTTTTTATCGAGTTCTTCTGCGACTGTTACTATATCATCGTTCGGTTCTGCTCCGAGTGCTTGTTTAATAAGACCAATATCAGACATAATTATTTGTTATCTTCCTCCTTGAGTTTCTCGTGGAGTGCTATATTAAATTCTTTGTCTTTTCATTCTATATCTAAAGCTCCCTCGAATGCCTGTATTTCGTCATCAAGCATTTTGAGCTGTCTTTCTTTCTCTTTAATCTGTGCTTCCATTGCTGACTTGAGATTTTGCACTTTTACCTTGAACACTTTAGGCTCTAGGTCTTGTTTTCCTTTCGCAATGTCACGAATAAGAATAGCTCTTTCGTTGTAAATATCCTGAGCTGTGTAAATCTGAGCTTGTTCAGCTATACGCACAATCTTTCTTCGAGATGGTGGCAATTCTTCTTGCCCCTCTTCTTCGAGAAAATCAATACGAGGTTCTTTGAGTTGTAGAAATTCTAACTCTTCGTTTTTTATCATATTCCGTTTTTATTAAAAATTAAAGCATTTCGATACGACCACCAGGAAAGCGAGCAAGTTCTGCTTCTGCTTCTGACTCTGAGTAAACATGAGCGACAATATTAGCGCGAGCATCAAATACTCGATAAGGTCGTACAGTAGATTTCTTTTCTACTTTAATCTCCTCTACTACTTCCTCAGATTGAGCTGTCTCGACAAGAGCTTCTCCAGCTTCTTTGGCGAGCTTTTGTGCTGTCTTCCAATGAACTTTCTTTTCCGTCATAAGAAAATATTAAAAATAAGTATTAGTATTGTATTTGTTCTGGCTGTGGTGTCAATCATGCTTCCATTCAAGGTCATACTGATTGCATTTGTTCAGGTCATGCAACATCATTCATTGCGTTAGCTCAGAGACTAGGCATACCACCATTTATGAGTTCTTGATTGAGACCTCTTGCCATATTACGAGATATGATAGGTTGGATTTCTTCCATGTATATGACGAGTTTACCGTACTGTTCATCGTTGAGGTTTTCACGATTATCTCTCATGAAATCAAGAAGTTTCTGTGCGTATGCTGTGTTTGCTGCTTCATTTGGTTCTACTTTTTTCCCACCGATGATATTTTGAATATCTCTAGCACACTCAGACATCAGTTCAGCGTTTCAGTAGTCTTTATCGAGAAGAGCCTTTACTTCATCGTTATTAAATCCTGCGATAGTAGCTTCCATCTCGATTGCTACCTGAGGATTAACAATAGGATTTTGTTTGTTATTTTGTAAGAATGTGAGTTTGTTTCTCTTTTCTACTTGCTCCATTGTCATTTCAGAACCTGCTGTATTTACCATGATGTCGAAAGGTTTTCGAGTTTTAATATCTTTGCGAGTGACATCTTTGTATTCTACGCCATCGAGACCAATCATCTCAATAGCAAATTTATTAGTCATGTGTTCTTCGACTCATTCGAGATAGAGTTCAGCAAATCTTTTCTGTCCTTGTGCTTCACTTTCCTGGACAAGAGCAAATCTATCTGCTGCATTCGCTTGATTACCCTCGTAAATTCCTACCTTGTCTTCGCTTGCGTTTCATCTAGCACCATTTGTAACACCAGATTGAGTAGCGATGATGGTATCGAGCTTGTCGTAGACGACTATCGAAGTATTCAGGGGGATAACAGGGAGAGTTTGTATAGCTTTCTGAACATCAAATCCAGTCTTTACAGGGATGAGACCATCTTTTCTGAACTTGAGAAGTGCAGGATTTTCTACTGCTCCTACATCAAAAGCTCTCATAGGTCGATTGATAGCCTCAGCATTGTCTAGCATCTGATTGATAGCAACACTTTTTGCCATGATAGCTTCACGAACTCCATCAAGGGGACTAGGTGTCCAAAACTCAGTAAGGTCAGGATATGCAGCAACAGTCCAAAAAGGATACTTACCACTAGGGAAAATATCAGTCAGGAGACAACACTTGAGCATCTTCCCATATTCAGATATAAGACAGTAGTATCTTTCTCCGTTATAGGTTGTGTACCATTCGTAGAAATTGTAATTGTCTTTAGAGTGCATTACTCTATCTCCATTTATCATAGTGATATAACGATTACGAGTAGCTTCGTCTTCTTTTGTCATTCCATCTTGTCCATCTCCAGAGAGGAGTTCTTCTGCTTCTTTTCGTAGGTACATTCCTTTTCTTACGCCTTCTTCTATTTGTTTACGAGTCTTCACTATTCCACCTCTACCCATGAACCATGCCTTTTCTATGTCATCTCCTCCGCAACTAGGGTCTATGAGGAACTGATACACGTCTACGTTCGTAAGATGAGACTTGTATTTATTGTCGATAGAGTCAGCGTGGTACTCGAATATATATCGTCCGTAAATTACTAACTGAGTACGAGCAAGCATTGCTTTATAGTTCCAGTTACCAAGTTTAGCATCTTTTTCTCGAATAGCATTAGCAATTTTAGCAGCTTCCAGGTCTGCCTCTTCTCCTTTTATGTATCTCCAGTTAAACGGAGTGTTGATTTTAGATAAAAATGTCTGTACGAAAGATTGAGCTTCGTTCAAATTCACGTTCGCTCTCTCAGTTGAGAGATTTATTTTCTTAGAGTAGTATAAATCTTCGTTTTTGTACCAGTTGGTTCGTTTTATTTCCTTTTTTTCTCGACAGAAATCAATTTGAGAGAGTGCAAGTGTAGCAATCTCATCTCTAATCTGTGGTTTTATAGTTGCCATGAGTGAAAAATATCCGTTTTATCACTAGAAACATTATATACTTATAATTCTATAATCAAATATCATTGTATATAGCAGTTCTTCCTTGTAATTCTTGTCGTACGAAAGAGTCGTGGTCGAATCCATTATGGCGTGTCATCTTATTATAAGTTACCGATTGATACCTCAGTGCATCAGAACTATTACTCGACCAATCATGCTTAGGAGACGACCTGAACGTCTGATTTTTAGCATCGAACTCTTTGTGATAAGAAGATATAGCGTTGATACCTCTTTCACATTTCTCCTCATCGAACCACATATTTTTAAATGCTCGTCTGGTCATGTCGATACCTTCGTCTATGCCGAGCTTCTCAACGACCTCAATATTATTTAATCATCTTGATTCTAAAAACTGCTTCCTAGTTGCTCCTGTTTGCAATTCTTTGACCTCTACATCGTGCGGAAGATAATGCTTGCCATACTTATATCCTTTTTCTTTCAAAACACCCACATAATGCTCTAAAGACTCTCAACTTGTTTCATAGTGGTCGATAAACCTAATCTCCTTTCCGAGTAATTGCCAGAACCATATCGCAGTTGTATCGTTGATACCTAAATCCCAGTGAGTGAATACATCAAGTGTAGGCTCATATGGTACTCTACATATTCTTCACTCTTTTCGAGCATCTCTTATCTGGTCAGCGTAGTATGCACCTTTCACACTAGCTTCAAAAGATATGAAATATTCTTGCTGTACTAAATCCTCATCCATTCCATCTCGTCTCTCCTCTTCTATCATTTGGTCAGTTACTATTCTGTTCCCATCATTATCAAAAGTCTTATCTGCTCATAGTTCAGATAGAAACCAAGTTTCTGGGTTCTTCCTAGCTACCTCTCGAAGTTTCCAGCCATGATTCTTTCCTCTTGGCGTAAATACAAACCAAGCAAATCATCAGTTGAGCTTTATAATGGGGCGGAGTAAATCCCATCAACGAGGGTCACTAATGGGATATTCAGAAAAAATAATACCAACTGGGTTTGTACCAACTATGTTGTCTATCTTCCTATCAGTACCTATTACCTGGATAATAGAACCATTCACGAGTTCTAGCTTCATGCTCTGGTCATTCTTTCCATTCGGAGCAATTATCTCCTTTGGTATATGGTCAAACATTGTGAGTCCATCATTATCAATATTATCCCATAGAGCCTTTCTACCTTGTTCGTACTCTGGAAATATATAGTAATAGACTCCCACTCGTTCCAGTGCTTTCTTTATGAGTGGGTGTAGCACAGTCTTATCTTTCCCAGCTCGTCTATGCCAAATAAGTACAGCTCTATTGTATTTCGATAGAGCATCAATAGCCTCTCTCTGATATGGGCGAGGTGTAAAGTTATGTGGGAGCTTTATATTGACCATTCAATAACGAGTTTCTGATTCTCTGTACTCTTACCTTGTAGTAATTGATTTTGCTTGAATGCACTCTCCCTAACTGCAACAAGTTCACTTGCTTTTATATTCTCCTCTCAGTTCTTAATCATTTGTTCTAATCTCTGGTCGGCAAGTGATAGGAGATTGTTATTCCTATCAATTAAAATAGCCACTGCAGAACTCTCTTCGCCAATTTTCGCCAACTCTTCGCCAACTACTCTACTTGCTGTTCTCTCCGATACTCCAAGCTCCTCAGCGATGTCACGAGCAGAAGCAAATGTGTTTATCTTCTTCTCAATTATTTTAGCTTTTAATTCAGTAGGAGTCCGTTTTCATTTCATACCTCTATTATACTCAAGTAGAATACAATGCAATAGTTATTTCTTATTATGGAATACAATAAATAGATTACTTAAATCTAGTGTACCATCTTTCCAGAGTTCTTCTGGTATTTTTCTTTCTGTTTTTTCTTCATTCATATTATTTATTTTAATCTCTCATAAAGCATTTCAATAGCTTGTTTTATTTTTTGTAAGTTTATCTCGTGAGAGTCTCGAGACTTTACTCTTATTTGAGCTTGTTCAATTAGCAATTAGATTATTTGTACTTTCATTGGTCATATCATTCTGCAAATCACTTTTTGTATCATCTGCTCTCCGCTTCTGAAATTTCTTTTTCGATGAAATCCAAATAATCATTTTTATCTACATCAAATAGATGATATTCTCTATCATCTTCAAATTGTTCAAATCTCTCACGAAGTGTTTTTGTAGGCATAGGTTTATAACTATGAAAAAAATGTATATTCTCTGGTGTTACTGGATGTGTTCATCCTGGGTTATCGTGTCTTGGCATAGTGGGTTATTGGGTGAGGGGTTATTTTATCTCTCAAAATCAAATTATAACTTGCTTTCAACACGGACAGTATGCTATACTGCATCCTTTCTCGTACTTGTGGTACATTTGTACGAGTCATTTTCATTTATCATAGCATTTAGGGCAGTCCATATCTATTTCGTTAAAAGTTGTATAAGCTGTTTCCTTGTCTCCTCATATTCGGGGAGGGAGAGGTCGGAAATATTGGAGGGTAGAGTAATGCCTTTTTCTATCCATTGTGGTCACATATCCATTCAAAACACTATACTAGTATGTCATCTAGGGTAGAATAATAGCTCTCAGCTACCTGTTATAGCCCAATCCTCACCAAGAGCTTCCAATATGTCTGCATGGGTGAAGGGGTGACCGATTATTTTCATATCACCATCTTTTTTAGGGCATACAGAGCCAAAAACGAGAGCATTTTCATAATAACATTCATAAACTCCATCAGTTCAGGGAAATCTGTTTGACTGAGATACAATAACTCATTTTACGGTATGTGGGCTTGGTGTATGAAGAAATTTTATAAATTCACATCAAAATGTAAGTTCACCCAATCTTGGGATTTTTTTCAGGAGGAGGGATTGTAATTCGTGCATATTATAAAATGGATATAAATAAGGCTATGAGTGCTATTGCAGAGAAAGTCCAAATCACAAAATCTAGCCATACTAGAAAGAGATTTACTTGTCCAGTTTTCTCAAACCAAAAGTTAGTGAGCATAAATAGTTTTTTCATAGAGTCTTTATTGAGGAAGTGGAGGGGAGGGGCTATAATAAATGTTTCTCTGGTATTTCATCGTAAGTTATGAGGTCTGGAAAATACCTCATATCATCTCATATTCATTCCGTTTTACAGTTATCGTAATCAAGTACATACTGCACACTACCAATTTTCATACCCCCGTAGTGACGAGCAATGGATAATTGAGAGTTACGCCAAACATCATAAGGTATGCGATGGGTTATTTGTTTTGTTTTTTTCTTAGTCATAATAGTATATTAGGGTTAGAGGGGGTTCTTAGAAAATACTTTTCACTCAAAATCTCAATGGAAAGTGTAGCATGTACCAATTTCAACAATCATATCTATAAAGTCTTTTGTGAAATATCATGGTCTTGTTGCGTACTCCTCTTCGAGATTAGAAAATCAATTTCACTCATAGAAATACTCAATTCAGTACGTTGTACTTATCTTTTTATTATTCTCGTAATGGTCGTAGTGTGTATCTACTTTAACACAGGGGATAGTGTCGTATTCAAATTGTACTGTTTGTGTCTCTGCCCCCATATGACAAGAGGTGAGGAGAAGGAGGGAGAGGAGGGATATTATTTTCATAGTTTCTTATTAGCTTTTATGAGTTGGTT